CATGATGTATCTCCTGATAGATTGATTGACTCATTCAACCAATACCCAAACCAAACTGACCGTGGATCACGGAACGTGAGCCACGTAAAACGAAACACGAGCTATGAAAAACGGACAAGGTTCCAGAAGCCAAAAACCAAAAGAAGGTTCCACTCCCACGAATCGGGGAACGTGGTGCGTTGTGAGGCAAGAGGGAGATAGTCTGTGAGCGATATAGAAAATATTTTTATATTTTTTTTTCTAAAAAAATCAGGATGTTAACTATTAGTGGTGATACTATTCTCGAATGGAGAACCGTAAAGCGTGTAACATGTGCGGGGTGCTTAAACCTCTCAGCTTGTTCCCTGCGGGCGAGCGAAAAACGTGCAGAACCTGTAAGATGCGCAAGCATGAGCAAACCTGTTCACTAAGCCATCAAGCTTTTTTAGCGTCGTTGCATGGTAAGGCTAAGTCGTCCGTGAAAAACGGTAACCGTGCGGAGCATATCGATTTCACAATAACGATTCAGGATCTAGTGGACCTCTGGCTTGCACAGAAAGGTAGGTGCGTAGTGTCTGGCGTTTTCCTAACGCACCATAAAGACGGTAGCGGGACTAAAGAATTCAACGCTTCTATCGACAGAATATCAAATAAGCGTGGATACTCACCAGAAAACGTAAGATTAGTGTGCTATCGCGTCAATATGATGCGCAGTGTGTTGCCTGAAGACATGTTTTATTGGTGGGTCAAGACAATTCACGATTTTTCTTGCGATTGATTATTAGTACAGCTAATATGCTATATGGATCTAATAGAAGTGTTATCGGTCGAAGGTCTTGACGAAGCTGTTCTCGGGACCGCGATCCGTGGTTCGCGAGAAGTGCTCGCGTATGACTACCATAAAGCTGTGGCTATCTTCCTTTCGCACGGAAGAACAGCAGAAGATATAGAAGAGTATATAGCATCGATAGCATCCGAAGAGTTTGAGGGTGCGCCGATTTTTGTATATCTGGACAATACCAAGAGCCCATATGCAAATAACCAAGAGCCTGGAATCACCGTCCACTGACCTAGTCAGCGCGCACACGGAGTTCGAATCACACATGCCTTATATGGGCTTGGTGCGCGGTTCGGTCACGATACAGCAGGAAAAGCTGGTCATGCTCATCGTCAGCGGGATGAGTGTCGCCGCTGCTGGTCGTGGTGCTGGGTACTCTTGCCCCCAAACGGCGTATGCGGCATCAAAACTCCCCGCTGTACAGCAAGCAATCGAATATTACAGACAAGAGATGCGTGAAACGGTGAAGTTCACCAATCAAAACGCGCACATGATGTATATGGAGGCTTATAGCGCCTCAGCGACTGCGACCGAAATGAAGAACACCACCGATTCGTTGGTCAAGCTGCACGGTTTGGCTGCACCAGACAACGCAACACAAGTAAACATCAACATTAATGGCACCAAGCAGCTCGAACGCATGAGCGACGAAGACCTGTTGAAGATCGCAGGTAAAGAACTCGACTATCTGGAACCAAGGAGCGACTAATTATGCTTAAAAAGAAAGCTAAACCTAAGCCTAAACCTAAACCTAAACCTAAGCCTTACTAATGCCTATGACTTTTCAAAGAAGAAGCCTTGCTGATAAATGACTGAAGTAAGTCAGGTTACATGCATACGTTGTAAAGCATCGCACCCTGAGTCGCTGTACTCGGGGGGTGATCGCCTATGCGTGTACTGCAAAGCGGATATCGCGGAGCAGGAACCGCTGCCCGCGCCTGTTGTTCCCGAAAAAGCAGCTGACACAACGCTTGAGGAAAAGGCTCGGGCAGAACTAGCGCTGCGCCACCTGACCCGCAAGCGGCTGTTGCCGTTTGTCGAACGGTTCAACCCTGATTATCAAGCGGGCTGGGTACACAAAGATATATGTCGCCGACTAGAGGAGTTTTCTCGTGATGTTGCAGCTAAGAAATCGCCTCGCCTCATGCTCTTCATGCCTCCGCGACATGGGAAATCAACGCTTGCGTCAATTGCGTTCCCTGCGTGGCACCTTGGCAGACACCCTGAGCACGAGTTCATCAGCTGTTCGTACTCGGGTTCTCTTGCTATGGCGTTCAGCCGTAAGGTTCGCGGGTTATTACGTGAAGATGGATATAAGACGGCTTTTAAAACCCGCCTCGACCCGCAGTCGCAGTCTGCTGAGGCATGGCTTACTACTGTTGGTGGCGGTTACGTTGCTGCTGGCGTTGGGGGTGGTATTACTGGTAAAGGGGCTCATGTCCTTGTCATTGACGATCCGGTAAAGAACCGTGAGGACGCCGAAAGCCAGAACAATCGAGACGCTAATAAAGATTGGTATACGTCAACGGCGTATACCCGTCTGGCTCCTGGTGGCGGGATACTCGTTATTCTTACCCGCTGGCACGATGATGATCTCGCCGGTTGGCTGCTAAAATCGGCGAGTAATGACGGTGAGCAGTGGGAGGTTGTTAACTACCCCGCTCGAGCAGAGGTTGACGAAGAGTTTCGTAAGCAGGGTGAGCCGCTTCACCGTGAACGCTACGACGAAGAGGCCTTGGCCCGTATAGAACGAGCCGTGGGCCCTAGAGACTGGTCGGCGCTGTACCAGCAGAACCCCGTGGCCGACGATGGTGAGTACTTCACACGGGACATGATCAACTACTACGACCGTGATGAGGTTGACCACGACCGCATGAAGTTCTACTGCGCGTGGGATTTGGCCATTGGTAAAAACGACCGCAATGACTACACCGTAGGTATGGTCATAGGTGTGGATGAGCACGACTGCCTGTACGTGGTTGACGTTGTACGGGGCAGGTTCAACGGCTTTGAGTTGGTAGAGCAGATACTGGATCTGTATGAGCTGTGGAAACCGTCCATCATAGGTATTGAGAAGGGTCACATTGAGATGGCCCTTGGGCCGTTCCTCGAGAAGCGTGTACGAGAACGCGGGTTGTACGAGGCGTATTTTAAAGATCTAAAGACAGGTCGTAGAGATAAAGAGGCCCGAGCACGCGCCATACAGGGCCGTATGCAGCAGGGCATGGTGTTCATGCCTAGAGACCTACACTTCACTGGCCCGCTTGTAGCGGAGCTCCTGCGCTTCCCTAACGGTGTACATGACGACCAAGTCGATGCCCTTGCATGGTTAGGCCTGATGATGACCGAATTCAGCACATTCCACGAGCGAGTCGAACACGTACCCACATGGCGTGATCGACTACCAGGACTGTTTAAGGGTGAGAAGACTAAATCGGCCATGAGCGCATGACCATCGCTAACCCAATCACCGTTAGGCCACCGCCACCGAGATATTAATAATGGCTAAATCAGACAAGATAGCACCTGGCAAAGAAGAGGAAATCACCCGAACCCAATGGGCGCGTTACGAGCGTGCGAGGGACAACGGGCACCTAGACTACGTTTACATGGCGAAGAAGTGCGATGAGTACTATCGCGGCGACCAGTGGGATGACGACGATGCGGCGGCGTTAGAGGCTGAGGGTCGCCCTGCGCTGACCATTAATACGATCCTCCCTACCATCAACACAATTCTCGGTGAGCAGTCCACACGCCGAGCGGATATTCAGTTCAAGCCTCGGCGCAATGGGGACAGCACGGTCGCCCACACCTTGACTAAGTTGTACATGCAGATCGCAGACAACAACAAGTTGGACTGGGTCGAGCAGCAGGTATTTGGAGATGGGTTGATAATGGACGGGCGTGGGTACTTTGACGTGCGTATGGACTTCAGTGACCACGTTGAAGGCGAGATACGGATCACGGCTAAAGACCCGCTCGACATCCTCATTGACCCTGATGCAAAGGACGCAGACCCCAAAACGTGGAACGAGGTGTTCGAGACCAAGTGGATGACGTTGGATGAGATCTCTGAACTCTACGGGCAGAAAAAAGCAGAGCGGTTGTTGTTTGTAGCCGAGAATGGTATGAGCTTCGGGCCAGACTCCGTTGAATATCAGGAGACACGGTTCGGTGACACCCAGACGAATGATGACTACTTTGGTGCTGGAGTTCCTGGGGACGATGAGTACCGCAACGTAAAAGCGCTGCGCGTTGTAGAGCGCCAGCATAAGAAGCTGACACGTGTTACGTTTTTTGTCGACCCAAACACTGGGGATCAGCGACAAGCTCCAGACGCGTGGCCAGACGCGAAGATTAAGAAGTTCGCAAAAAAGCACGAACTCTCCTTAATGAGCAAAGTAATCCGAAAAGTACGCTGGACAGTAACGTGCGACAAGGTTGTCCTGCATGATGATTGGTCCCCGTATAACGATTTTACAATCATCCCCTTCTTCTGCTACTTCCGTAGGGGCAGGCCGTTCGGCGTTGTCAGAAACCTGTTATCCCCGCAAGAGCAGCTGAACAAGATTGCATCACAAGAGCTACACATCGTTAACACCACGGCTAACAGTGGCTGGATGGTAGAGTCAGGCTCACTGGTCGGTATGACTGCTGATGACCTTGAGGAGCACGGAGCGGAGACAGGACTCGTGTTGGAATATGCGCGGGGCACTAACCCCCCAAGCAAGATCCAGCCGAACCAGATCCCTACAGGGCTTGATCGTATAGCGATGAAGGCTGCGGCGAACATTAAGACTATCTCTGGCGTGAACGACAGTATGTTAGGCACGGACAGCGCAGAAGTGTCAGGTATCGCAATTCAGGCCAAGCAGAATCGTGGTGCGATCATGATCCAAGTACCTTTGGACAACTTGCGCAAAACGCGTCAATACCTTGCAGAGAAGATCCTGAACCTTATTCAGACTTTCTACACTGAAGAGCGCGTAATTCAAGTAACCAATGAGGATGACCCACTCAAGCCGCGTGAGGAAATGGTCGTTAATGAAATGACACCAGAGGGCGTAGTCATCAACAACTTAATGGTCGGTGAATATGACGTGATCGTAGCTACCGCGCCAGCGAGAGACAGCTTCGATGAGACGCAGTTCGCTGAGGCTCTAAGTCTGCGGCAGGTTGGCGTCATGATTCCTGACGACGCGATTATTGAGTACAGCCACTTAGCGCGTAAGGGTGAACTCGCTACCCGTATCCGTCAGATGACAGGCCAAGAGCCACCAACCCCAGAGCAGCAGCAGGCTATGGCACAGCAGCAAGAGATACAGATGGCTCAGATACAGCTGGAGCTCGCCAAAATGGAAGCGGAAGTTAAGAAGCTTCAGTCTGAAGCCGCCCTGAATATCGCTAAGGTGCAGGACACCGCTGAGATTGACCCACAGGTAAGAATGGCTGAACTCCAAGCGAAACTGCAGATGAACCAGGAACAATTGCAGCTACGCAGGGAGCTTTCATCCGCAACCAACCAAATTCGGCAAGGTCAGGCAGAGACCAGCGCCGCTACGAAAATCGCTACAACTGTAATGCAGACTTCTCGAAACAACCCCAAACCACAATAGGACTTTGATATGAGCAAGCAAGAAGACACTACGGAAGACACGGCAATGGAATACGAAGTAATGCCTGGTGCAGATCGCCCCGAGGAAGATGACGCCCAGCAGTTGGATCTAAGTTTCGGGGAGGTGGAAGAAGAATTGGCGCAAGAAAGTGATGAAGAAGAGGAAGAATTGGCGCAAGAAAGTGATGAAGAAGAGCTCGAAGAAGAGCCCGAAGAAGAAGACGTTGCAGCAGAGCTAGAGGACGCAGCTGAAGTTAAACCTTCCAAGAAGCAGATGGTGCCGAAAGCCCGCTTAGATGAGGTGCTAGCTAAGCAGAAGGCGCTACAGAAACAACTAGATGAAATGACCGCAGCAAATGTAAAAACCGCCGAAGCACCCGACGCGTACGATTTTGATACGAAAGAAGTTGAGTACCAAAACATGGTACTGGACGGCGAGACAGAAAAAGCTGTCGCACTCCGTAGAGAGATTAGAAAAGCTGAGCGAGAGCAGCTTGAGTTTGAAATGCGGCAAGAAATGACTCAAACCGTTAGCCAAGACCGGCAGATGACGGCGCTACAGAACGCCGCAGCCGCAATGGAAGAAGCCTACCCAATATTTGATAGCAACTCTGACGTGTTTGACCAAGAGATTACTAGCGAAGTCGTAGATCTGCGCGATGCTTTCATTCTGAAAGGATACGAAGCCGTAGATGCGCTCTCTAAAGCTGTGAGATACGTCGTAAAAGACCATGACCTTGACCAGCAGAGCGAAGAAGCGCCGAGCTTGTCAGGGAAAGTGAAAAAAACCGATGAGCTAGCCATAAAACGCGCGCAAGTTACCAAAAAACTTCGTGCAGCAGAGGCCCAACCGCCTGAACTACCTGGCGAAAGTTCTTCTAATCACGGGGATAAAGGTTTCGACTTATCGTCCATGACTGAAGAAGAGTTCGCTGCCCTCCCCGAAGCCACTTTGCGGCGTATACGGGGCGATCTCATCTAACGAGGTGGAAAATGCCTACTAAAAAAGACCCACGAATAGCCCGAGCAGGAG